AGCTTTTGCCAGAAAAGGTTTTTATCAATCTTACCAAATCCGTTATTTTCAAGGAGTTTTAGCAAATTTAGCGTAATCATTTATCTCCTTTCATAATTATAAATCCTTCTTTCTTGGTTTGATTACCAGCTCGTTCCAAATAGTTTATCGTTGCTGGATTTTTACTATTTTCAAAGTGTCGTCGCCGAGCATAGGGTATTCGACTATCACCAAATATCACAGAAACTCCATTTGGTATTTTTTCAACTCGACCATTCATTTTTAGATCACCAGATAGAACAGGCGCCAACATTCGGGCTCGACCAAGCGTTTTTTCCGCCTTAGCCTCCAACTCTTTTTTCATATTAAGTTGTTGGATTTGTACATAAACGTTCATCTTGCTTTTAAACGATACTTCAACCTTCGCCATAGCTCGCCCTTTCCAGGGTTAATTTCAAATGCTCCACTTCGTTAGTATCAAAATTCTTGCCTTCATACATCGCAATAATAGTGTAGGTTTTGTGATTTATTCGAATACCATTACCTACAGCATCTATTGGAATATCTTCAGGTTTTACAAACAGTGTTGAATTTTCTGCAAACTCTTCACCGTTTGTACCTCGTTTCATTCCAGATTTTTCACGGAATACACCTTTTCGGTTCGTTAATTCTTCTTCAATTGTGTTACCGTAGACATTCCCTCGATTAACTCGCAAAAATGAATATTCCGTTTCAGAAAAAGTGTCGAATATCCTCATAAATAGTCTTTCCGTACCGAATTCCACCGTTGGAAATTCTATACTTTGCAATCAAATCTGCGTTCTCTTCGCAGAATTGAGCGTAATAATTGGTATTTTCTTTAAAATCCACACTATAGCCATCTACAGCTTTTCTTGAAATGCCCACATCGTGGTTTCGTTCCAACTCACTAACATTGAACAATCGCGCATATAATATCTTCAGCCCCGATGTCCAATCAGTCACAGAATCAAACCCACCATTCAGCAGTTTATTCAAGCGCTCCGAAGTTAACTCACTTAAAATTGTAAAGTTCTGTTCTTCATATGAAGAGAGAGGGCGTCCGATTAACGCCACAATCTCATCTTTTGAAATCGGTTGTTTCATCTTAGCCCTCTCCTTTCAATTAAGCCGCATTCTTGATAACTACACCAGATTTAACTTTAGTCAAAGCACCACCAGCATAAATTTCTTGTAGGTATTCTTGTTTATTCTGGCTTAGTGAGAAGTTTGTGTAAGCTTCAATTGAATTATCGCCAACTGTTTCATAAGCATCACCCACAAATATTACAGCCTGAACACCTTCTGGTGCGAACCAGCTTGGAGTAAAGATTTCTTTAACTTCCAAAGTGCCAGCAATATCACCACCAAGTGGGAACACCAATGCGCCACTCTTAGTTTCAGAAAGTTTTAGCTCAGCTTTTGCAGATTTACTCATTACAAGGTATACATCACCTTCTGCAACGATATTTGCAGCTGCCTTAACAATTGACTTGTAAAGTGGCTCATCTTTAACAGGTGTATATTCAGTGGCAAAAACATTATTCTTAGCATCTTCTAAGATTGAAACAAAGCTATTAATTTTGTCATCACCATCACCATTTCGACCATCGCCAATCACTACTGCTCGTTCAAGCTCAGTAATAATTCGTTTTGGTAGAGTTTCAAGCACGAATTTTACCAAAGCACCAGTATCACGGTTTTCTACAATATCTTCTTTGTTCAATTTTAGATAATCATAGATGAAGCCAGCACGAATCACACGATCAGTAAATGTTAGTGTTGTTTCTTTTTTAGTTGTGCCACGTTTATGTCCTTGTGCTCGAGCACCAGCTGTTTCAGCATCGATTCGACGAACTGTTAGACCAGTTTTATTAAGAATATTCCAGATAGTTCCAGATTTCTCAATTCCATCGCTAATTGCTGAAACCATTGCTCCTGGTAGTAGAGCCTCAACATTACTAATACCTTTATGCGCTACATGATCAGCCCAAGCTTTCTTCACTTCGTTAGCGTTAGCACCAGCGAATTTCTCAAGAATTTTCGCATAATCATTCATCGCCTCACGAGTTTCAAGGTAATTACTTGAAGACTTCATAGTTTGGCTTGGTGCTGCTTTTGAAATAGCATCTTTTGCTAATTCTTTATCCATTTCTTCCTCTTTCTCTTCGTTATAATTATTATTTTCGATTGAATTTTTAGCCTGCTCAACCTCAGGTTCATCGTCTGCTACAATCTCAGGGTAAACTGTAGTTGTAGCCTCTTTTTTCAAAACTTCTGGAGTTTCTTTTTCTTGGCTCATTTCATCGCCTTTCAGAGATTTTACGGCCAAAAGCCTTGCTTCTCTGTTGGCTCCGCGGAAAACCAAGCTCACCTCAATAATCTCAGCGTTACTAATCGTTTCGCTTTCGAAATTGTAGTCAAAATCTGACATTGTAATTGAGAACGCATTCGAGAGGTGTCCTTCTTCAAGAAGTAGCAACATTTCTTGCGCTATTTCTCGTTTCGAGATACCTGCTTCAAAAATCAGCTCGCCGTTTTCGTAGAAAGCACTCCGCACCGAGCCAATTGTGTCCCGAACATCACCAGAATGGTTTAGAATCAGCGGAATATCTACTAAATCATTCACTCCTTCTGTCGGAATTGCTCCAGCTCGAATTTCACCACCTTGTTTTAAAGGTAAGCGAAGGCTCGCAACGTCCACTTTCTCGTAATGGCGGTCTTCGTTCACACTTGATGCCACAAACCTAATTCTTCGCTCCTCATTTTCTCCCACGGATTTCGAAATTTCAGTTTTCAGCTCTAGTGCCGTTTTCTTAACTTTTTCTGCCATATTTCCTCTTTAAATTTACTATTACAAGTTAATATTACTAGCAAATAGTCGAGCTATACAAAATAATTAGGGAATATTGACTTTTTAGCCGTTTTGTAGTATTATTGAAGTATGAAAGAACGGTAATGCGCCCGATTTTGGTTCGGGCATCGCTGCCGTTCTTTTACTTTTATTTAATTTTATGGAATTTATCACCATCAACAACAATTAAACTATCTATTTTATCGTTATTCTTCTTTATTGAGATATGTTTTTTAGCTTTTTCAATAACATCCTCCACATCAATATCTTGATTATAAACATCAAGAAAAATATTTCGCTTACCTTTATCTGTAGCATGGTATATCTCATTTCGAATAGTCATAGGCTTAATCTTACCTAAAATACTCTTAAGCTCCCACGCTTCACCATTGATAGTAAAATCATTTGAAGGTTCTGTTTTATGTTTAGGCACTCTCTCAACGTTATTAAAATTCTTCACCAGCCTTTCATAGAAATCTTGCTCATGTGGATGCATATATTCAGGATCATTTTGGCTAAGCTTTGAATAATCAAGAATCTTGTCTTTCTCTTCTTCAATCCCAAACTTCTCCACGCAAGAACAGTTCGGGTGAGCGCCAGCTGTGTCAATGTCGGCATAATTGTTAACCCTAATTTTCGATTTACCAATCAAAATTCCGCCCTTTTTAACATAACTTTCAGTTATATTAACTCGCCGGCCATTCATTCCACGGCAATATTTGCACGGATTAGCACTCACTACCACCCACTCTTTATAAATCTGCACGCCAGATTCATTTTGGATTTGTACACCTGCTTCAACACCGGCCAAACCGTGCGCTCGGTGTGTTTCAGTGCGGGCTATTCGCTGAATTCGCCACTCTTCAGTTTTTGTTATATCTCGCAAGCTACGAGCTAGCTGTTCTTTATTCCAATCTTCTGTTTCCGCTTGCGCAACTCTATTCGCAATCGACCTAGCCGTATCTTCGCTAAAACTCTTGGTAAAATCAGTTATCATTTTGTCATAATGCTTTTTCAGCTTGTCAGAAAGCTTAAATTCGGTCAGATCATCAGTTGATATATTGTTTTGTTTTAATATCGAGGTAAAATCACTCCAAGCCACCACACCACGGGTTACCAGCACACTCAGCAATATCACCTTTATTCTTTGCTTAAACTTCTCACGATCTTTATCGCCAAGGTCAAAATCTTCAAAATCACTCTCAATAGCTCGCTCAATCTGTTCATTGGTCATATCACGAAAAACAGTTTCCAGTGCGTTTTGGTCTTTATCTTTTTGCTTTTCGTTTTTTGTTTTCATATCATCTTTTAAACAGTGATGATCCTCACACTCATTGCAGATATGCACGCTTTTTGCGTTTAAATCTTCTGGCGATTCTTCAACCTCGCCACCATCATCAACTTCAGGCTTATCATTCTCAATTTTTAGTGGAATTTCGCCTATTTTAAGCGTTTTGTAGCCATTTGAGAGTTCAAATGCATCAACTATACTATCTAATGAATAGCCCATTTCTAGGCCACTTTTAATTAAAGCCAATTCAGCTACTTTGCGTTCAGCTTCGATCTTTTCTTCTTCAGCAATACCAGGAATATCAAGGTCGAAAGTTATCGCAAAACCCAGACCACCTGTAATTCGGTTCAGTTGATGCGTAAATTCACTCCAAATTCGTGTTGCGAAAGGCTTAATCGTATATTTTATAAAAATCTGCTCATCCACTCGTACGCTAGCATAAGTGTTGTTATCATTTACACCTCGAACACTCGCCGGCACACCATAAATGCTATCAATTTTCTTATTAGCTTGATCGAATAAGCTCTTTAAATCGAGATTTTTATTACTCTCAGCAAACGGTACCCACTCAATCTGAGCATTAACTGGCTTACCTGTCGTGCTTTCAATTGGGCGATGAACATAAACTACATTGTTATTACTGCCACTACCACGATGTCTCGCTTGCAGATTATCAACAATATTATTATATTCTTCAACACTTCCAGCAGTAATAATAAACTGTCCAGCCGGCACGGCGCCATTTTCAAAGTAGCCAGCTTGATAACTTGCGATATAGTCGTCAATTGATGCCCATTTTCGAGCGGCATCAGTCGGGCTATAACCTCCGCTCAGATTGTATGGATTAACGCCACTTCGAAGTTCAATAATCTCATAATCAAAATATTCATTAGAGCCAACTCGATAACGCTTTTCATCTCCAATATAATATTCAGAAACTCCCTCAAGAATAGTAAACCCTGCTAAATTTTCAGGAGTAATATTTTGTCCAGTTGTTGGAGCGCCGTGTTCATTATAGCTCCAAACTAAAATATAAACCTTAGGAAAAACCAAGCTTAGGAGTGCTAAGGCTTCACGAAAAGTTGCACCACTCATCTGTTGATTTGGATGATATATCTTATTCATTACCACCGAATCTTGAATAGTTTTACCGTTATTATCTATCGCATACGGTCTAATTGTCATAAATTCATTTACAATTCGTGAAATAGACGGATATGAGTTGTCGTATGATAGCCCTTTATAGAATGTATGCGCACCTAACATTGATTTTGGCCGATTAAAAGCGTAGTGCGAGGCGCTCTTCTTTTTCATATTACCGCCGACCAAACGGCTTAAAAAATCTCTAAACATATTTAAACTATAAGTTCAAATAGTCGAGTGAAACAATTAAATTAATGGTATACTATAAATATGGATAACATACCAAAACCAACATCAGAATTCAACCGACTCATAGGAGAAGCCGACTATCTTATGAGTATAATCTTATTAGAGGTTCAAACCAGAATAAATTCATTCAATCCAATAGCTGGTAATATAGAAGCTTTTAATCGCTTCCCTAATATAAAAAATGATATATTAGAGAACCTAAAATATACCCACGGAAACTATGAGTTTATAAAGAAGTTTGAGAAGACTCTGCCGGGGAAGAGATTTTTATGCGGCGGATACGATCATGATAAAGTTGAGATTATTTTGAGAGAATATAAAAAGATAGTTAAAATGCGTAACTCTATTGCACACAGTCTCCCGCATAATATTAATGGCAAATATGTAAAAATACATCGCAGTATAGATAAAAATAAGATAGTTAAGGATACAGTAGTCGATGAAGCTTTTTTACATGATTTTATTCAACAATGCAAAGAACTCATAGATATTTTACACAATCCAGACTTCGATTCGATCATTCAAGAATTTATGATAGTCATAAACAAACATCTAGACATCAGCTCTATCGTATCAAACATTCGCTCAGATATATCAAAATTTAATTTAGCTTCATATATAGAGCCCGATGTAAGTGGTTTGACTAAAATAATGGATTTAACCAAAAAAATATCAGAAGAACCTACCTCACGCCAGCATAAACAATAGGTTTAGGTTTAGGCGGAGTATAATAGCACAAAATACAGGCATCAGCCAAGTCGGGGCTTCGATTCCCCCGCTTCTTATAATCTCCCTTACTTTCCACTGCTCTCTTACCTTTTTTATCCATATTCCAAGTCCTAGTTGTCAATTCTTGGAGTAAGTCAGTATTATTTGGCAGTCGTATCTCATCTATCACTTCTTGAAGATGAAACCACGCTTCACTAATCCAGTTCGGGTATTTATCATCGTTCACCGCTTTCTGCGCAAAGTTGATACCTTGAACATTATAATTTTTAGCTAATAATTGGTCAGTCACGCCACCACCAACTCCCGTATCATCAATCTTGATTAACACTTCCTTATCTAATTGGGCGAATTGCTCTATTTTCTCTACAAGCTCGTTAGTTCTGAGCTTTTCATAAATCTTGAAATCGATTGTCTTCAAGCCTTTACGCTTCCATAAAACCGAGCGATCATCACCAAGCCGTGCCACATCGACACCTATCTGAACTTCGCCGTCATCTTCTATCTCTCGATCCATAGCATTTAGCACTCTATCACGACTTAAAATAGCGTTTTCAATCTGTGAAAGTGGCTCACCAAGCCAAGTATGAGCGAACTCTTGAGGGTTGTTTTTCTTGTCATTTTCCATCTCAATTCGCATCACATCCGGAAAAAGCCCGTTCTTTTCTAACACATCATAGTTTACCTTAATTGCGTAAGTCTTTTCTGGCTTTTTAATTACATACTCAACATAGACTGGGTCACGCTCCGTGTCACGGTTAAAAGTAAAAATAAGCCGTGAGTTATCTTTACGCACTGTGTTTTTTAATAAGGTGATAGACCTTTTTGTAACCGTGCTTGCTTCTTCCACCCACGCTTCATCGATATTTGGTATAGACTTCAAGCTTTCGACATTATCGTGTAAACCTTTAAAGATCCATTCACTTTCAGTCCTTTTGTGCTTAATGGAATCGTTAGTAATAATAAATTCGGTTTCAAATCCATATTCAAAAATAATAGCTTTAACTAAAGCGTGTGTTGAGTCTTTGATTGAGTTTTGAAATTCTCGACAGTTTAGAAACTTCAAACGCTTTTCCCTTGAGCGTAAGACTTGCGATAGTGCGACATCGTGGCTTTTTCCGCTTGATCGCCCACCGTAAAAAACAAGGTTTCGCCATTTATTCTCTTCAAATAGAGGCTTAAACTCAATCGGAACTTTAACTCTCTTTCGGATTATCTCCATTTACAAACTCCAATGTTGCGACAGTTAGGGTTTCGCCGTTCGACACTATATCTTGCTTTTCGCTAAATTCGGTCGTTGTTTTAGCAATAAACTTAGCCGTATCTTGTGCTATCTTTTCATCTTCACTATCCAAGCTCTTATCTAATACTCTTTTAGCTTTGCGAACGAGCTTGTCTTTAGAAACGCCTTTTCCACCAATTTCCACCACAATGTCTTCTAGCCATTCCAGATTCTTAACTGTAATATTTTTAGCATATTTTTCAGAGAAACCAGCACGAATTGCACTTTGTAAAGCATTACCAAAAGTTGGAGAATCCGGTAAATAATAATACATACCAAATTTAATCTGCTTTGGTGAAAAAATCCGTTCTTTACCTTTTGTTCTTTTAGTCGCCATAACCAATCTTTCTAAGTATATCTTGCTTTTCCTTTTCTGAATAATAGTCCATCGTAAGTCTTCTTGTCCAAGCCCCTTTCTCTGAAATAAAATTTATTTCTTGGTTATCAGATTTTGGCTTTGGTATTTTAGTTCCCATAGCGTAGCTTACGCCATATTTTAACCCAGCATCTAATAAGCGTTTAATCGTTAAGTGTTTCTTACGCTTAGCTATTTCAGAAAATGGTTTGAAGTTTTTAGTGTAATACCCTTTTGGAGCGAACCAGCGATGAAAAACTAAGATCCCCATTTGACTCTTAACATAAATTGAGTGTTTATCGTAAAAAACAACTATTGAATTGTCTTCTAATTTACGAATTAGTATTTTTGAACTAAAATTAGGATTAGCCATTCCTCGCCTTTCTGCCCAAAAATAAAATGGGCACACTAAACAATCTTTTCGACTGATAGTGTGCCCATTATTCCCTTATCTATATTATAGCATATATAGAGACTAAAGTAAATCTATTCTTTAGGGGAAAAAGCTTTAAAAAGTTCACCAAAACCAGTTAAGTCTGATACTTTCAAAAGAGATTCTAGTTTAGGTGATAGATTAATATCACCGTTAATAACTAGTCCAGCCTGTTTGATATTTTCAGCATCACCCCTAATTAACCCTTCGGAATAGTCAATACCTTTAGCGGTAAGAGAAATTCCAATAAATATAATACTGCCATCTAAAGTTTTAGAAAAATCTTGGCAAGATATATAACCACTTTCGAATAAATATTTTAAGCAAGCTAACAACATAGCTTCACTACCCGAAATGTCTTTTAAAACATCTATCAAGTTTTCATTATCGTCGTCATCAAGACTAAGGCCATCTTGAGCCGAAAAATATACTTGTTGTAATACTGTATTGGGTGTTTTCATATATTGAGCGTATAGAACCGCCAAGATTTGTTTTGCAATTTCTGTTAATTTTTGCATTAATTTATTATCCTTTCATTTTTATTTAACAACTCACCCCATACTTACATTATATCATATTACACAACTTTGGTTAGTTATTTTGCCCTTTACCTTAGTTATTTTTTCATCTTAGTACATTTCCTTTAATTACTGAGGTGTTCAGCAGAAACACTTATAGCTTGACCATTTTTACACAATATTTTATTCAGCTTTGTTGTAAGGTGCTTGTTTCCGCTCAATCCTCAAATCTGAACATAACTTATGAACCTACTATTATGATTACAACATCTATTAAATATTATTTATAATTTTAGTTATGCTCAGGTTCGAGTGGCGAAATTACTTTCGCCACTATTATAAATTTATGACACATTAAATTTTATAGACATTCATCACCCAGTTTAACGACATATGGCAGGTCGATAGGACTGAAAGGTCTGAAAGGAAGGTAAAAGCATTGAGATTCTCGACCTTTGTCTTACTCCCATTCGGTAACTCAGCGTCTCCTCCTATCCGCGGATTACAGTCAGTTTCCAGCCCTACAAGGGACGATTAAATAATTTTAATCCTCCCGTGCTATAAATATTTTTGAGACACTCAGGGCTTTCGCCCCTTGTAAGGTTGGAAATAAATTGTTAAGGTTTTATAATTTTTAAATACTCTCTAATCTTTTCTTTCAATTCTTTATCAATTCTTTGATAAACTTCCATTATTTCGAGCTTTACTGTAGGTCTATAACCAATCGCCATAAAACTTTCTTCTTCTAAATCTCCCTCATAATATTCTCGAACAAACTTGATTAAGCCTTTTTCTCGAAGACCCTTTAAAGCTTTTAAAGTCTTATACTTTGATAAATTACATTCATAGCTTATATGATGTTGTGGAACAATTGAAAGTGTCATAGGATTAGAATATAATTTGCAAAAAGCTTCTAAGACTTGTTGCTCTAAATCTGTAAGTTGTAATTCATTATTACTCATAAGTCAGATAAGTTTTCCATTCTTCGGGATGCTTCTCGAAGCTTTCTTCAATATCTTCCCAAGACTCAAAGTAAATATTCGATTCCTTAGTTGTTTGTAATGAATCCCAAGAAGGTTTACCGCCTTCAAAATAGTTTTTGAAACCTCTTTCGAAATCCCAATAGCCATAATATTTTCTTGTTTTCTTATCAGTCCAATCAGGTTTAAATCCTTTGGTATCTTGTTTAATAACTTCCTTAGCTTTCAGATATTCAAGATACTTTTCAGCTTCTTCGATTGTTTCAAAATAGTTGCCGATTGCTTTTCTATTCTTGTCTAATTCCTTATCTTTATTTTTAGGACATAACCATACAGAACCATCTGTGGTGATATAGAAATAATCTTCAACTTCTTCAAACCATAATGGGAACATTCGTACATCTTCCTTATTAAATCGTGGAAGATTGGGCTCGCCTGCAAAAGCCATAGTCCCATCGCTCCACATTTCCACCATATCACCAGCTTTCGCGAATGGTATATCTTTCAATAATTTATATTTTTTCATTTTATATTTCTCCTTATTCAGTATAGTATCTATCTATTTCATCAAAGACATTTTCTAATCTAAAAGCACAGAAAGAGACTGTTTGTTTTCCTGTCTTTTCAGAGGAAACGCCATTTGTGTTGTATTCATTGGAAGAACTTTGCAAAGAGATAACGATAGACAAGCATCAATGTACTATCATTACTCAGCTAAAGGCTTATGCTGCTACGCTGCAAGAGGTAGGCTATGAAGAAGGTTCTTTCTTCTTAGAAAGATTGTCGCAAAGCCTTTCCATAGGATATGAAAATGAACGCATTTTATTTGTAGATAGTCAGGACAATAGTTCCCTTTATGTATTTGAGATAGAAGATGGTGATATACTGAAAACGGATTATACCTTAACCGATTTAATTCGTTAATTTTAGTGGGTTTACAATAAACAACTGTTTTATGAGAAATAGAGATATTTATGGCGTTCATATTATTGAAAGTGATCTCGCTAATGAACTGGAAGCTATAGTGGAAGATGCTTATCACTATGGGGCTACAGAAGCTGAAATACGCTTCCTTATGGATACTTTTCGCAAGGAAGCTGTGCGCACTGCTTTGGAGAAGGAAATATTTTTGACCCTTCGCCTTGCTATTTTGTGGC